TGCGTGTTGTCTCAACATCGCTGGCCGGCAGACGGCCCTTCGTATACAGCTCGACGTCGGATGCAACCAGTTCAGCCATCGCTATGCCCGCGCAACCGGGCCTTTACTGCCCATAGCACCGCACGCAATAGCCGAAAACAAACCGCCCGTGGTGGTGCCCGCCGACGTGATCACCAGTTGCACATAGCGCAGTGTGTGATGCACGCCGAAAGCGAACAGGTTGTTGCTGTTTCCCGCGACCAGAACTGGCAACGTTCCCTGCACCCTGGCCGGATCGACCGCGGTGTAGACGCCGAGGGGGGTGGCGCATTCCTGCACGCTGACAGTGTGGGTTCCGTCCGTGATGGTTTGGGCACTGAGCACAAATTGGAGGCTACGAAAGTTGTTGCCGTACAAGCCGACATCAACGATAGTTCCAACATGGGCGCCGTTGACAAACCCGAGCGGGCCGATACTAAAGTTGCCTGGCGTGGTTAATGCTGCACCACTACCTGTTAGGGCAGCACCGTACGGCGTGCCCGGCGTGATCACCGTGTAGGGGCCGCCAGCCGAGCCGGTCACGCTCCAACCGGACCCACCTAATGCTTGCAGGTTGGCCAAAACTGTTGCCGCTGTTGCGCCGAAGGCGTTGGTAACGGTGGTGAGCGTATTCCATGTCAACGTGAACGTGCCGCTCGACTGGGCGCCGAGGGTGACAAGCCAGTTGCCGCCCAGCAGGGCTGGTTGCGCCAAAACACTGTTGTAGACACTGATCATGGTGATTCCTTTGTGTCGATTGTGTTTTGGGACTATGCGCGTGCGACGGGGCCCTTACCGCCGGACCCGCCGAGGGCCACCGCAGAAAACACGCCGCCCGTGGTTGAACCTGTGATGGTGTCGACCAGCTGCACATAACGCAAGGTGTGATGCACGCCGAAAGCGAACAGGTTGTTGCTGTTTGCGCTGGTCAAAACCGGCGCACCCTGCACCCTGGACGGATCAACCGGCGTGAACACGCCGACAGGGGGCGTCGAGCTGATCACAAAGTTGGCTGGCGTCGTCAGCAGTGCGCCGCTACCGCCCAGCGACCCGGAAGGCACGGTGATGGTGTAGGGGCCACCGGCCGAACCGGTGCACAGCCAGGACGAGGCAACCCCACCCAATGCTTGCAGCGCCGCCAAAACTGTTGCCGCTGTTGCACCGAACGCGAGCGGCGTGGTGGTTAGCGGTGGGGCGGCGGCGACCCCGCTATTCCAGGTCAGGTTGAACGTGCCGGTCGACTGGGTGCCCAACGTGACCAGGAAGGAGGATTGGGCGGATTCCTGCGCACTGAAAGTGTGTACCCCGTCCGTGATGGTTTGCGCATTGATCACGAATTGGAGGCTACGAAAGTTGTTGCCGAACAAGGCCGTATCGACGGTGCTCCCGACGTGGGCACTGTTGCCGGTCTGCGCACCCTGCGACAGGGCGGGTAACGCCAAAACACTGTTGTAGACACTGATCATTTTCTTTCCTTTGTTTGATTTTTTGGATTACGAATTGTGTTGCAGTGTAAGCTATTTGGTGGTCTTGTCCTCCTTGAGTTCGTCGGTGAATTCCTTGTCGGGAAAATGCGCCGCATCCTCGGATTCTTTGGCCGCGACATCCTCCGCCTTGTGACGTCTAGCAATCGACAAGGATCGTTTCGTATTGGGTTCTGCCGTAGCTTCTTCCACTTCACCTCCCAGACCAGCTGCGTTTTTGGCGGGCCGCTCAGCCGTCACCTCGACCGGCTCGAAAAACTGTTCTTTACCTTTATAATCGGGGTCACTGTCCGACATAAGTTCCCCCGCACCGATTGATCGTGGAACACCGTTTTTACCGGTGAAAGTGAACGACTGATTGGCCGAAAAAAGTGCCATTTACCTTACCTTCCTTGATGATTCAAACCCAGCCAGGGTGCGGCATGTGCCACACCTTGGCTGGCGAATGTTTTACAGAACGTTCAATCCGCGAACACCGGTCGGGTTGACCAGATCGCCACCCGTCCGGTAGTAGGCGAACCAACCACGCGAACCGGTCGGGCGGTTGTTGTTCTTGGAGAACAGATGCGGAATAAACTCGACCGCCATGCCGATCCTGTCGGTGATCACATAGTTGGACAGGTCGCCGTACACCAGGATCGTTGACTTCGGCGACGTGGTGGCAACAGTTCCCGCCATCGCCTCAGCCTCCAAAGCGTCACGCCCGTACAGGGATGCGGGGCGATCCGTTTGCAGGTTGGTCCAGAACGCGGCACCGCCGGCAAGGTCGAACTGGCGAATCTTGTTGTAAATCAAGTTGTTGGCCAGCCACGATGCGCCCATACGGTAATGGGCGGGCAGTGAGCCCTGTAACGAATACAGGTCGGACAGGGCGAACACACCGGCACCCACCGTGTTGGTGACGCTGGCCGAGTTGGATGACTGTCCAAGGGCGGTCATCAAACCGGTTGGTTCGCCGATACCGCTGCCAGCAACGAATTTAACGCCTTCCAAGTCCATTTTACCGTTGGCGAGTAGCCGACCGATTTCTTGAGCAATGTTCTGCTCATCCGCCATCGCCTCAATGCTGATGGGCACGAAACCGCGCGCCATGTAGTTGGGGATGGACGGCTGACCGAAGTTCGGGGCATTGTCCCCGACTTCGGAACCTTCCGGCTGGAACGACCACGAAACGTTCTGGCTGGTCACACCATTCCAGACGTCCCCGGTAGCAACCACCACACGGGCGGCCTGCCGCAGATCGGACCGCACGAACGTCGAGGTGACGATGACGGTCGGATCAAGCTGGAAGGGAATGAGATAACCACCCTGAATGTCGGTCAGGGACATGGCGCGAAATTCTTCGACGTCACCGACTGCCCGCTGTTCGTCAACGGTCAAGGCGTGCGCCTTGTTGCACATCAGTTTCGACCAGGCCCGCATATATGCAGGCTTGGAGGTGACTAATGCTTGGCGTGCCAATCGGGAATCCTTTGTATCAAAGGTTTCGACAATGTGTGTTGCCGCTTTGCGGATGTTGTCGTTGGCGACCGGCATTTTCTCGATGGCCGCCAAGGCGCGCGAACGCAGCTCGTCGGCAACCTCGCCGGGGTCGCGTCCGTAGGTGCGCAGCTCGGAAAGATCCCACGGGTTGCGGAAACGATGGTCCTCAACGGAATCCGGTTCGAGGATGGCGTCGCGGTCGTAGTCACCGGCACCGGCCTGTGTACTGCCCGGCACGATGCGGATATTTTTGGTCCGCACAGCGTTGTCGGCTTGGCCCCTGAGCCGCTTGACTTTGGCGAGGTCGTCGGCGCGTTCCAGCTTTTTGCGATGTTCGTTGACCTGGTATGCCTCGTCCAACAGTTCGCGGTATTCGGATTCCTGGTCGACGGTGAGGCCGTCCAGTCCTTGCAGTTCAACCATGCGGGTGTCGATTTCGGCGATGCGGGCAATGGATTGCGAGTAGGTCATGGTGAGGCCGGTTCGCATCGACGTGGTTGCGGCCTGGTCACCATCGGCGGTGTCTTGGTTATCCATTTTCGGTGTCCTTTCGGTTTTGTATGTCTTGCAACATGTCCCGAGTCGTGCTGGCGGCAAGGTCAATGCCGCGACGGCCACGGGGCTGTTGTGTGGGGGTTTTCGACTGGCGCTCACCTACGGGCGGATCATCGCTGGTGGTTCGCTGCGGGTCATCTTGTGACGGGCGCTCACCTACGGGCGGATCGCTGGTGGTTTGCTGCGCGTCCTTTATCTTCCGCGACAGGCGCTCCCCTGCGACCCGACCAGATTGGGCGGCGGTTTGCTGCGTGTCAACGTCTTTTCGTACTGTACCGCCCGGCGCTGCCGAATCGGTTTGCCCCGCCGAATCATCGTCGGGGTCGTCAATGCCCATCGCTTCCAGCAGGGCGTCCGAGGACACCCCGGCGGCGATGAGCAGATTCAAGGCTTGCGCCACATCGGGGTCCAGGCTCGACAAGTCGACCCCCTTAATAAGATCGGCGGCCTGATCGAGGGTGGCGTCCAGCGCACCCGCAAGGGCTGCCGGGTCGTCGTCGCTGTCATCGTCTCGGGTGTCGGTGTCATCTTCTCGGGCAGACCCGTTTTGGTCGCCTGCGGCGTTGTCAGCGATGAATACGGCACGCGCCAAAAGTTTCCGCTGCTCCGGTTCATGCAATCGGGCCAAGTCGATGAATTGGCGATCACCGATGAGCTTGTTCCGCACAGACACCGAGGTTGCCTCGTATGCCGGCCAAAAGACGGGACCGATTTCAGGCACCCGCAATTCCTTCAAGGTGCGGATCGGCAGCTCGTCGTCGGCAACGCTGCCGTCCCATGTGCGGCGAAGCTCCACCATCAGAGCCTCATCATCTTTGATGGGTTTGCCGTCCGCGTAGGTCCATGATTCGCGGACCACCTCGAACCGGAAACTCATGCCGTCAACGCCGGGCGGGTCGGATGCTATTGCGTCCCGCAACGGTTGGATCAGCCAGTTGTCGTAGAGTCGTCCCACCACATGGGCTCCGCCGTCCGGTGCCAGTATCGGGTCGGTGTCTTCGGCAATGGATTTGAGTGAGGCGATCGGCAAAGACCCGATGAGCGGGTGTCGGCCGTGATCGTATTGGATTCGGGGTGGTGTTTCCCGAAAAGATCGTTTCATTGATCCGGGGGCGATGGTTTCCCGAAAACAACCTTCCCAACTGTCAATGACAGTAAAAGAATTGAAAACCGCGCCGTAGCCGTCCAGTGTCAACCCGTCGTTGGGTTCACCATCCGCCGACGTGTCCCGTACCAGTGTGAACGGTGCCTCACGGACACTGGCCGATGGTGGCCGCTTCGCCCGCTCAATGGGTTTCGTCATTTGATGAACCTCCGTTTGCGAGTGTCGATAAGACAAGTGCTCTGGCGTTGTTGAAATCTTGTTCCGCACTTGACGTTCCATTGGCGTTGTCGGGTTGCTTGGGTCGGGCACTGGGTTTCATCGCGCCCGGTGGAAGTAGTTGCACACTCATCAGGCCCGAATGTTTCAGCAGCCGCCAATCCCCGGATATGACGGCGGCCACCACCGAATCGGCCTCGTATCCCGAGGTGATAAGTGTGTTGATGGTGAGCGCTTCCGTGTTTTGTATTGCGGCAGCATCTTTTTCGTCTTCCCGCAGAAACGGGACATCTTTGGCGTCATACCACAACCGCACATCGTCGCCGCCGCGCATACCGGGGCGGGGCATGATGGACTCTAGCGATCCGGCCACGTTCTCCCACAGCGGGTGCATGGTGCCGTCCGAGAATCGCCGCCGTGCTTGCGAATAGTTGGCGTAGGTTGCGGCCTGTAAGCCTTCGGAGAATCCGGCGATCACTGGTGGAACACCTGCTGCCGCAGCTATTCTGGTTTCCCCGCCGCCCTGTAAAGCTTTGAAATCGACTTGCTGCATGTTGGCGCCCACCGGAACAGGGTCCGCGCCTGGCGCTAAATGCAGTGTCTTGTAAGCGTTTTCGATGCCGGTGTTGCCTTCCTCCAATAATTCTTTGAACGCCTTAATTTTGTCCAAGGTCATACCGGGCTGGTATTTGACAATCATGTTGGGTGTGGCGCCGTTGTCGAAAAATTTCAGGTGGTGCCGGGTCATGGCATGATCGCCCCGTATTTCACGCAGTATTGGTGTCAGCCATGACATTCCGCGGTAGTTGGATAATGGGTCCGGTATCGGCATGTAATGCACAACCTCGTTGGGTTCCAAAAACACCGGTTCGAAATCGGCGCCGAAACCCTGTTCCGTGTACATGAAACCTATTTTGCGCCAACCGATTTGGCCACCACCGCGCTCAAGTACCCCGCCGCGAATAATTCGGGGCTCCAACACTATGGTCATCCAGTCGGGTCGTAGCCGCACCAGTTCGTCGGCTTCCGCGTCGTAAGTGATGTAGGAGTTACCGGCCAGGTCAGCGTCCTGGATCATGCGTGCCAGCAAGTCCTGTGTGGTGCCGTTAGCCCAAGGTCGTTGCAGGATACGGAGATTGGGGTCGTTGGCGAACGTGTCGGACGGTTTGCCTTGACGCATCCGCTGCCATTCAAACCGGATACTGGAAAACACCAGCATCCGAACCAGCATGCAGGAAAAGACGGGGCCGTTGGCGGCGTAGGCGTTGGCGGCCAACCCTACGAAAGTGTGGGGGGCCATCTCGGATGCTTTGCCGCCGATGGTTTGGGTGACGCCGCCGCCGGTCAGGCCGAACGGGAACCCGAATCCCCCAAACGAAAACGTGTTGTACAGCTCGATATAGTCGTCAATGTTGGTGATGTTGCGGGTGCCCATCAACCGGGAAAGTAGGTTGGCCATAAGTGTTTACCCGTTCCAAATCTTGTCGGCACGGGCGGAGGCGTTAACAGCGGCGCGCTGATCTTTTGTGTGACGGCGCAGACGCCGCTTGGCTGCCGGATCAAACAGCAGGAACGTCACCACCAAACCCAGTACGCCACCAGTGATTAACGCCCACGCCAAACCGCCCAGCAGGGCTACCCCGGCGACGATGGCGGCGAGGCAGCCGATTGCGGCAAACGTGGATTCCAGGCGCGTCATGGAGATTCGATCCCGAACATGTCAGCGGTGGCAGTCAAGCGTTCCCGCTTGGCTTTCTGCGCCACGCCGACCTGATGTTCCACGTCGAGACGGGCAGCGAACCGGTTGACGAATATAGGGTTGGCCGACACTAGTAGCGTGTTGTTTTGGGCTTTGAAAGCGGG